CAACTCTTCCGCCAGATGCATATTCACTTAAATTAACTTCAACCATTTCCTCTATTTGTCCATCAGGTAAATTAGGATTTAATTTAGTAAACAGGTCTTTTAAATAAGGTCTAACTTTCTCAGGATCTTGTTTAATTTCTGCAATCTGCTCCTCGGGCATTCCTTGACCAGCTAAATAAGTAATCAATGCAGAACCAATTCCTATCTTGGCTCCTGTTCCCATGTTTGTAAATTTACTTAAAAGTCCTTTTGTACCCGGTGTGAAAATCCCTCTACCAGGCATCGCGTAACCAGCATTTCCTGCCGTACCAAATAAAGCTCCTCCCATTTTTGATAAAGCTCCTTTACCAAACATGCCACCAAAACTAGTTCCAGGTACACCAAAAGCTCCTATACCTAAAAGAGCAGCTTTACCAAAAGGAGATTTAATAAACTTTTTAACTCCTTTACCTATAGATTTTACAAAGCTTCCTAGTCCGTATTGTTGTCTTGATATTGCCATAATTTTGTCTAAATTTAGTTAAAAAAAGCAGGCGTAGAAATCCTGAATATAGTACCTTATTTGATTTTTTTATTGTCGTCAATAGGTTTCGAAGGAGCTTCTCCCTGTTTTAAGTCATCAAGGAATCTTCCACAATATTGATACTCACCTATGTGGGTAATATAATCGGTTACAAATAGATATACTTTACCACCTAGTTTACGCCATCTTTCACAAAAACCAAAGTCTTCACCAAAATAACGTTTAGTTTCTGGCTCATGTAACGTATCAAATAGATTATAAAAATTTTCTTTTTTAACTTCTTTACCATTCATATTTGTAGGTTGAAATATCTCTAACTCAGGGTGAGCCGTCATAAGATCAGTAATTACTTTTCTTTTAATTAACATACATCCTGTAGGCGCATGGGTAGCTTCTATTAAACCTTTATCTACTATTACCTCGGCTTTCTTTTCTAATTTTATCGGGAAAGTATAACCCGCTTTAGCAAAATCATTGGCATCTGTAATAGCTCCATCTTTTTGATGAAGTCTGTTCCATGCTTTTTCCCAACTGAAGCTTTTCATTGGATAAGGACAAGATATGATATCTTTATCCGCGGTCAACATTTTCTCTATGGTACTAAACTTAAAATCAATATCAGAATCTATAAATAATAAATGAGTATATTTATCTTGATGATTTAAGAATTCAGCTACGCAGAGATTTCGTCCTTGAGTTACTAATGAAGATTTCATTAAAGTAAAACTAATCAACATATTTCTCTTCATACATTCTTGCTGCATCTTCAACACTGCTTGACAGTAATGCATAGATACATCGCTATGTACCGGGGTACATACCATTATTTTATGTGGAGAACGTCCTAAGTTTATATTAGTTATATTAGAGTTTTCACTGGCGTCTTTTTTATCTTCACCATTAAACCATATAGGCTCATTTGGGTATTGCATCTAAAGCTCCTTTTAAAAATGTTTCCCATTGTCTACCAATTTTATTCCAACTGTAATAAGAATTAGCATAAGCGGATTGACAATCTAAGTGATTAGTAATTTGAGTATTGTGTAATGTTTTAGCTGCAGCTTCAATACCAAATCCAAATTTAGAAGCTAAAGCTTTATAGTCTTTGTCTACAGGAATATACATAGGAAACTCTGCCCCTGTTTCATATAAAGCTCCTAGATTAGTTGTGATACAATATAAACCAGCCGCCATACATTCTAATAAGGATATACAAAAGGTCTCTTCAAAAATACTTGGATAAACATACATATTATATTTATGTAGGTTCTCTTTAATATAGTCATTAGATTTATAACCGATATAATTTACATTAGGTAATTTTTTAGCTTGCTCATACAGAGCTTGATAATGTTTATCATTTTGTTCATAAAAATCTTTACCATATACTTCACATGAAGAATAAACATCTAAACTAATTAATGGATTCTTAACCAATTGCATCGCTCCCAATAAAACTGAGAGTCCTCGCCAGGGGGTATTTTGATGAATTATTTTTATTGGTTTGCCCAACTCATAATGCAGGGCTTGTTTTATTTTATCAACACCGTTTTTAATAACCACTGATCTTTCTGTGGGTATATCAAAAAACTGTCTAAACTTTTCATAAGTCCAATGGGAGTTAAAAACATACCAATCATATTTTTTATGATTGTTTTTATCCTTGAACCATGGTGCCAGATTCGGTTGATCATATGAATTCTTCTGCCAGAGAATATTCATCTTAGTTGGATGTAATGGAATTTTTTCAGGGACAGATGTAGTTATTTGTACTTGATCCAATAATTTAGGATCCACGTACTTTATTAAGTATTCAAATTGTAATTCTGTTCCGCCCTTAGGGTTTTGGTTTGTCATTTTTTGATAATACTTTCTGCATTATATTTAAACCTTTCGGTGAAACCTGTACAGTTACATCTTGAACTATATCAGGTCCTTCTTTCTTCTCTTTATAAACTTCACCAGTTTTTGTATTTCTATAAGTAGTTATAGTAGTACAATTAATTTTATATACGTTATCCGTTTTCATTCTCTCTAGTTATTAAAGCATAACTTATGGCACCTTGTATTGTATTACTGCCTGTTGCTGCTTGCACTGTTATAGCATCACCCGCTTCTAAATTCAAGCCTTGAGGTGTGGCATTTACTTGCGATTTAGCAGCTACGTCATCTCTAAAAAATTCATATTCAGTGCTTGAGTCAGATGAGTCAACTAAATTCATATTTACCACAATAGAGGATGATGCGTCATTGTTTGCACAATATACACTTTTAACTATAATCACTCCATCAGTAGGACAAGTAAGCACCGTAGCTTTGTTTACATCGGCTTGTTTAAAACCTTGATTTTTATATTGTATAGTCATTATGATAAAAAGTAATTAAAAGCGTCCTGTTCGTTTTTTAAATCCTGTTGAAAAGAAAAATTTAATTGTTGCTTCATACTGTCTAAAGATTCTAAAATCTGTCTTTGATTATTAACATCGTATTCTTGTTTTGGTTCAGGTATGTAATTAGTTATCTTCGCCATAGCTCTACTATGCCGCCTCTAGCTCCGTGAAAAGTTGAACCATAACTTGCGCTTCCTCCAGGTCTATCACTTCTACTCCGATCTGGTGGCTTCGCCTCATGTACATAAGTTTTTTTGGGAGCTTTTTGTTTTGCTTTTAAATCTTGAGCTGCTGTTGTTCTTATGTCACCTAATCTTTTAGCTTCTTTCCATGCGGCTCTAGCTTTATTAATTTGATCAATTTTATCAAATTGACCTGATTGTGTTAAATTACGAATTCTTTTATCAAACGTTTCATCATCAATCTTCCACATATTATATCCAGCCATAATATTCATTGGATCATCAGAAGGTCCTCCGCCACTTACTATTCTTCCAATATCATCTAGTGAAAAACCTTGTTCTCTTGCAGCCCGTTCCATTATACCTCTTGGACTAACAGGCATCATTTTTCCCACAGCTCCAGCCATTTTAGCCCATAGAGAAGAGTCGGCTATTTGATTTATTAAACTTTTGAGTCCTGTTGGAGGTTCTGGATAATAATCCGCTCCCATATATTCTTCTTGAAGTATAGGCCCTCGGACTTTATTTGGATCTGGATTGTAAACACTATAACCATCGCCACCAGTTCCACTTTGAGCTAAAAAAGTATCTTTTAATATTTCTGCCCCTGTAGGTGTGGCTGTTGCCCCAGTACCTGTAGTACCGCCGATTGTAGTAGTAGTATTAGGAAACATTCCACCGAGATTAGGATAGGCTTCATTTAAATAATTTACTACATTCTGATCTAATCCAAATTGTGTTGTATATGCCATTATCTTCTTCCGTCCGCTTGTGCGTCTAATCTTAATGTTCCATATCGCCAAGTTTCGCCGGTGGCGTCATTAGCAATATTAAGTGAGACCAGTCTTCCTCTGGCTCTTGTATCTACCTTATCAGTAGTTGAGGTAACTGTAAAGGGTCCTAATGGAGAACTAACGGCTGTAGAATCTGGGTAAGAATTTACATATAAAGTAATCTTGGCATTACCAGATAAGTATTTAAAATCAGGTAAAAATCTTCTAACTGACATAAAGTATTCTCCATCTCCTCGAAAATCCACAACGCCAGTCGATTGACCCATCATATTTTTTCTTGTGGTAATATCATAATCTCCAGATCTAATAAATGCATTAATAGAAGTAGTCCCTGAGCTATTAACTTGATCAGTTCCTTCTTCTTGAGAATAATACATACTAGCCCCATATTTATTGGTAATTCCTAAAATAGTTGGAAAAACAGGGGTGCCTGTAGAAGTATATTCTGTCGCATAAGGATTACTAAATACTTGAGCATCTATCCATGTTGTTCTAGAAAGTGAACTCGTTGTCCATACTTGCTCTCCATAATTAAATGTAACACATCTGTCAACTTGAGTACTACCGTTCTTAGGATAAAACCAATTTATTTCATTATATAAATTATTATGACCTGCAGCGACTAGTCTACTAGATGAATAATTAATTCCTAGATTACTTCCATTATCATTGAAAACAAAATCTTCAACTAAACAAGGTAGGTATTTAACCGTACCATCAAATCTAAAAAATCCACCCGCATCACCCATCCAATACACAGCACCATCGGCTGATACGGCCGCATGTTGACCAATACATCCGCAATTAGTTCCAACTAACTTAATACTAAATGTAAAAGGTGGACCAACAAACTGAGCTACGTAAGCGGAAGTGTCAGTTAAAATTAAAAGATAATCTTTACCTGTTACAGCTGCTCTAATTTCATTTCCATTATCTAATCTAAAAGTCCCTGCAGTATTAGTCGCCGTCGGAGTATAAGTATTTAAATCTTCTTGGTTAGAGAATCTGATAAACATTGGATCTTGGGTAGTGGCATCA